TGCTGGCCTAAAGGACACCCAGCAGAAGGCGAAGAAATTATTCTACGTGACTATCAAGTTGAAGCAATCAACAACTTCTTACAGCATCCGCAAAGCCTACAAGAAATTGCAACTGGCGCAGGTAAGACGATTACCACAGCAACACTAAGTCATATCACAGAACCATATGGGCGTAGCCTTGTTATTGTACCTAATAAATCTCTTGTAACACAAACCGAAGAGGATTACCTTAACTGTGGACTTGATGTAGGTGTATACTTTGGTGATAGAAAAGAACTAGGCAAGACACATACTATCTGTACCTGGCAGAGTTTAAACATACTTGACAAGAAACATAAAGATGGTAGTGCAGTACTAAGTCTGGCAGAGTTCCTAGAAGGTGTAAGCACAATTATTGTTGACGAAGTACATCAAGCAAAAGCAGAAGTACTTAAAAACTTGCTTACACGCAACCTACGTAATGCTCCGATACGGTGGGGACTAACTGGTACTGTACCTAAAGAAAAGTTTGAGTTTGAAAGTATTCATGCTTCACTAGGTCCTGTTATTGGAAACATTACAGCAAAAGAATTACAAGACAAAGGTGTACTGTCTCAGTGTCATGTAAACATATGTCAATTACTAGACGTAGTAGAACATAGAGATTATCAATCAGAACTAAAGTATCTAGTAACTGATGATGCAAGAATAGAATACATAGGCAAACTTTTAAATGGAGTAAAGGAAACAGGCAATACTCTAATTCTAGTAGACAGAATTAGTGCAGGCGAAAAATTACAAGAACTTATACCAGGTAGTGTTTTTGTAAAAGGAGATGTAAAACTCAAGGACAGAAAAGAAGCATATGACGAAATCAACGAAGGAACCAACCACGTGGTTATTGCTACTTACGGCGTTGCTGCTGTTGGTATCAATATACCTAGAATATTTAACTTGGTTCTCATAGAACCCGGCAAATCGTTTGTTAGGGTTATTCAAAGTATAGGTAGAGGCGTAAGAAAGGCAAAGGACAAAGACTTTGTGCAAATTTGGGATATAACTTCAACGTGCAAATTTGCCAAGCGACATTTAACACAACGCAAAAAGTTTTATAAAGAAGCACAGTATCCCTTCACAATAGAAAAAATAGATTGGAATTAAAATGAGAATATTAACACTAGAAAATGAATGTTTTATGCTAAACAATCTTCCAGACGAATTAGAAGAAGATGTGCGTTTTGCAGTATTAGATAATTCAGATCCAAAAAATCCTGATTTCTTTTTTATACCTTTGATTTTTTTAGAAAGCTTTACAGCACCTGCAATGGTATTAGAAATTGACGGCCAAGAACTTACTATGCCTCTTGACTGGAGTATAGTAGTTGGCGATAGCGAAAGTGGTTTAGATCTAGAAGTATTGCCGCTAACAAGTTTAAATGACAGAGGATTCGATGCTTTTTTATATAATCCTTTGAGTAGTTTTAAAATTGATTTTGGTAGTATCAAAATTGTAAATTTTTATAATGATGTAAAATGGTTTTTTCCTAAAATGAAAAATGGCCAATTATTAAGTGTACCATTGACGAAAGGTTCCGAACCTTTGTGTGCATTTTTTGTTAAAGATATAAGTAGACAAAGTGAAGTTATAGATTATTCGTTGTTGATATAGAGAGAAAGAAAATGGAATGGTGGAACAAGCTTAAAGGAAGTGCAACTAATACTTTAGAAAGGCCGGTAGAAGAAAATCCTCTTGATAGAGCAATTGTTGAAAAGGGCAGTCACCCAGAAGTAAACAAAGTGTATGAAGCACGTTGGGTTTGGTACCATACTATCCTAGCCGTTGAAATATTTTTTACTAACATTCTTTTGTTAGCAATATTACTAGTAATAGCATTTAAACTTTAAGGAATATAACATGATTGCAGGAAAAATTTGGGGTCAAACAGAACTTATTCATGCAAATGGAGTTTTAGAATTTCATCGCATAGAATACAAAGCAGGTTACAAGTGTAGTGAACATGAACATCAATTTAAGTGGAACGGTTTCTATGTAGAGTCAGGTCAAATGATTGTTAGAGTATGGCAAGACGATCAAGGTTTAGTTGACGAGACTATTTTAGGACCAGGCGACTTTACTCAGGTTAAACCTGGCAAGGTACATCAATTTGAAGGTGTAGAAGACGGTGTTGCGTTTGAACTGTACTGGGCAGAATTTAATCATAACGATATAGTGAGACGCACCAGTGGAAGCAAATCGTAATTTAATTCCCGGCGAAAAATTAATCTACGAACATGCTGATGGTGTAACATATGCAAGATATAGAGATGAGCCGTATAAAGATATACCTCGATGGATTATAGGCGGACATCCTGCTAGTGTTGCACGAGCAAAGGGAGAGCTCTTAGATTACACAAGCTGGAAAGAGTTGTGTGAACTATCTCAAACAAATTCTACTTTAAAAAACCAACTTGACAAAGTTGTAAATTTATACTACCTAATTAAAGATGAACAAACGTCCAGATAGCTATGCTAAAGATGCAAACATACTACCATACGGAAGCAATATAAGTGCTCCTAGTATTGTGCTTCCTGATCTTGATGGATTTAAGTCAGAAAAGGGAACAACTGCTAGACATCACATAGAGCAAAAGCTCAGCGAAATTAAGCGCCAGTATCAAGAGCTAGTAGAACTTGCTCAAGACACAGAACTAGTGTATAATGCTAGATATAACTTTGTTCCTATTGTAGGTAAAACATATCATCTTTATAAGACAGAGACTGATTACTTGTTGAGCATGATAGAACCCGAAAGTTGGAACCTTTACGAATACATAGGCAGTTACGAATTTGAATCCGATGCTGTGTGGAAAAGAATAGATGAAAATAAAATATAAAATTTTAATAGGTTTAGTTTATACCATTGTCATTGGTTTTATTGTTAGCACTGTACAACATAGACTTACACAAGAGGAAATGAAGTCTATATACGAAGAAGAATACTGTGAAGTTATATACGAATACACCGGCGAGGTAGACAGTGAAGAATGGGAAGAACTAACACTTCTTGCAATGGAACTTATGCAAGAACGTGACGAGTTGCAAGAAGAAATTGACAATGGACTTGACGAATTATTAAAAGAAGATGGTAGCAGTGATGCCGATGCATACATTAGTTTGTTTTACAACTTAGCAGACCCTATTAACTGGTTGTTTACATTTATAATTGCAACATTTATTGCAACTTTCTACTTAGCATTTTATTCTGCTAAACTTTGGATACAACGTTATTTTAAAGGCGAAATAGATGAAGGATAACAAGTTACCTCTCAAAGATATACTAGCAGCAATCGACATGAATGCAAAAAGTGTTTGGGACGAGTTCACAGACGAGGAACGTAAACAAGTTAGCTTTTGGTTGCTGAATAGATATGTAAGTTCAATCAAAGGCAGTCGTGAAGCACAAGAACTTGCTGTGTTTAAGACAAATGAATACTACAACAAGAACTGGAACGAACTAGGTACGCGACATCCTAAACTGCAATGGCAGTTGCTATGTGCTAGTGGCAATACAGGTAAAATAGAATTTCATCAATGGATTGGATTCAAGCACAAAGGCAAAATAGATACTAAAGCAGTCAAACTTGTTGCAGACATTTATCCTAACATGAAACAAGATGAGGTAGAATTACTTGCTCGACTATCTACAAAAAAAGAACTCAAACAATTGGCTGAAGAGCATGGTATCGAAGACGTCAAACTCTGATAAGCCGTACAAGTGCGAATACTGCGGCACAGGTTATACTCGAGAAAAAACTCTTGCTGTACACATGTGCGAAAAGAAAAGACGTGCACTACAAAAAAACGAAAAGCGTGTACAGTTAGGTTATTACGCATTCAATCAATTTTATAAACTTAGCGCAGGTGCTAAGAAGGAAAAAACCTATGAAGAATTCTGTGCTAGTCCTTACTATAATGCTTTTGTCAAGTTTGGCAGTTTCGTCAGTAACGTTAGACCCTTATATCCTGAACGATATGTTGATTACGTGGTCACAAGCGGTGTCAAACTAGATCATTGGTGCAGAGAAGAAATGTATGAAAAGTACGCTGTTGAACTGATACGCAAAGAAGGTGTAGAAACAGCACTAGAACGCAGTGTTATGACAATGATGGAATGGGCAGATGAAAATCCGCCAGCACCTTGGAACCACTACTTTCAACGGG